GAGAGTGGGCCGTTTTTGTAAATAACCGCTTTGTCAATAAACAATTGATCTACTTTTTTAATCCTAGAACCAAAGAATGTTCTTTCAATTTGTTCTCTAGTCATAGGGAAAATTAACGCTCTACCCATAGCGCTAATAGCGGCTTGTCTATTAAGAGGTTGCGGCAAGATTTCCCATTGTCCAGGCGTATAAGAGCGCGCATCAAGTGCTTCATACATGTCTAGTGCTTCATTTAGTGAACGACCTTCTTGCATAGCCAAAACCACTTGCTCAATTTCTTCTTTAGGCGTTCTGAAAGTAGTGGCATCAGGGCCAAAATTAACAGGAGATGGAGGAACAACCATTGTTGCGCCTGGGATCTCAGGTTCATCTTCCATGCCAGGGATTACAGGTAACAATACACAACGGCAATGTGGGTGTGCAGGAGGTTGAGCGTCACCTGATGCAAATGTTTGCCCAATAACAATTACTTGCCCATCATTCTTTGCGCACACATCACACGGATCAGAAACGGCCCATTCCATCTTTTGCAGGCCAGCCTCTTTGTACCGCTCAATAGACCCAAATGACATAGCGCGGTTCTGCTCAGTAATGGCGATAGTTAGGGCGCGGCTAGGGCTTGCCACATGCCGCCCAATCATCACCGCGGCGCTCTCAGCATCTAAACCAAGTGCAATTGAGTCAGAAAGAGCAGTGCCTAAATTTACAATTGTTTCTTTGTTAAACTTTTTGAAATAACTAGCCCCGCCTGTTGATTGCAGGTAAGCCTCAAATCCTTTAGTTGGGTTCAGCAATAAAGCGGTGGCTTTATCGCCTGGCTTCCAGTTATCCCAATTAACTTCAATGTCATCAGCCTTATTTGCTTCTTTAGTTTTCTTGATCCATTCATCAGCGGCGGTTTGTCCTAAAACATAAGCCTCTGCCCATGCGCGCATGACTGTTTGGCGTAGGGGTTCATCATTGAGGTACACATTAAGGATTAACCATGAGCGGGCGCGTGTGCGATCCTGCGCAGTGTTATCCGTAGGTTGCGGTTGCGTCTCCTGGTATTTGTCAAAGACTCGTTTGAAGTCTGTTACCTGGTGCAGTGCCGCCCTAATCTTCACCGCGTTCTTTGCCGCTATGCGCCCATCTGCCTTGAGAGCGCCCTCAATCATGTTAGATAAGCCTTAGCCAGCGCTCTTGCGGTATCCAAATCACCATCAAATGCACAACGGTTAAGAGCATCTCCAACAATAGGATCAAGTGATTTGAACTCAAATAATCTTGCGCGCTTACCCTTAGCCGCCCATTTCATAAATGCTTTTACTTCAGTCACTTCATCTTCTTCAGGCTTTACCTCTGTTGCAGGTTTCTGCTCAAGAGTGTCAGGAGTTGTTGGCGCGTCAGGTGTTGCATCAGGGCCGCTTAATGTTGGCGCTGTTGCCGCACTAGCCGCATCAATCAATCCATCAGGTGAGAACAAAAGAACGCTTGAACCTGCAACCATAATTGGCATGTCTGCTTGAGGTGTATCAAGCAAAGGCAAACCAAGTTCTGATCTGCGCTCATTGATTGACTTACCACCTGAGCGCACTTCAATTTCATTCTTACGCGCATTTTCTTCTGTGTCTTTGCGCTCTGATGTAAGCAACTTAAATTCAAGTTCACGCGGCATACCTAAGTATGTGTAAGAAAGATTTGTTAGTTGCTTAGAGATCCAGTTAGCAAGCGGCCCAATACCTAGCGCTTCGCCATTCTCTGCTTGTCCTTCTGAGTAGCCAGCGCCACCCAATCCGCCCTTTGGTGAGAAACCAATTTCAGATGGTTGTACGCCAAAGTGTCCGCAGATAGAAGTAACTAAATAATCATCAAGTGTGTCCTTGAACTTCTCGCCATAACCTTCATTAACAACAGGTGTTAGGCCCTTTGGCAATAGGCGAGCGCGCTTGCGTTGCTCTGTTTGTCCTGCAAGATCATCATTGAGAATACGCTCATAAGCAAGCAAGAGATCAGGGTTAGTTCCCCAATCCTCATCAGTTGTGAACATCAGTTCAGGCATTACACCATCTGTGTACTCTGCTCTGATCCATTGTTGGCGGCGCAAATAAATGTCAGCAAGTGGTAGCGCTCGCTCTACTGGGCTAAATCCATAAACGGTTGTTGAGCGGCGATTGCGAACCAAGTAAGCCAATTGATCAGATGTAAATTCACCATCTGCCTTTGGATCTTCTTCTGTTGCAGAAAACTCTGAGCGTGGAAAACCGTAAAGGATTTGTTGGAACGCGGCATTAGGTGACATTGGGCGCATACCGCGGTCATCAATGAGTGGCTTAATTGTTGAACCATCAAGGATTTGGAAACCGTAAAGATCCCCGCCCACTGTTGGTTGTGGGTAAATAGCAAGCGCATCAATTACAAGAATGTCCTCAATTGCAATGTTAATCCAGTCTTGCCATGTGTATCCGTTTGCCTTGTCAGGGTTTTCCCAAAACTCACGCAAGCGGTTAATTTCATCTGTGTACTTCTCGCGGGCCTTAGCCATAGCGCGCACATGATCTCCGCCTGACTCTGCCGCAATCTTTTCTGATGCGTCTGCACCAAGCACAATGTCAAACTGTAAGCCGTTCATCTTTGATTTAGTTACTTCAATGCAACGGCGCAGAATGTCAATACTGTCACCAGCGGCGCGTAATGTTGTAAATGGAACTAAGCGCGTTGGAACAATGTTGATGTTCTGAGCAACCTGGTACTCATTACGGCGCGGTTCAGGGCGGCCAGTTGCGGGATTGATTGGGTTAATTGCACCAGGGATAATTGGATTGCCTGGGCCAAATGGAACTGTTGCGCTAAATGGTGCGCGTGGGAGTGCGACATTGTTGCCGTATGTCTGTTGCATTGCTAAACCTGATGATGCCATAAGTGCGTCAGTGCCAATTGTTGTAGCACCCGCAGGCAGGTTAGGGCCTTTTTCAATGTCTTGAGTTGCAATTACTCTTGCGATACGGTCACGCAGACCCATGCGTATCTCCCTTGTTATGCCTCTTATAAATCAGGCGTGTTGCAATGATAGCGATTTTCTGAACATCATGTATTGTAAGGATTATGAACTTAGTAGAGAAGGCAGTTCAACACGGTGGCAAACTTGCGCCCCTGGTGATCCCTCACGGATTAACTAGCGGCACTGGGCTAATGAACCCATCAATCTTTATTGATGACAAGGGCAACATTCTTGTGAACTTACGCCATGTTAATTACACGCTGTACCACGCAGAAAATGAGCAGAAGTTTCCTAGCCGATTTGGGCCACTGTCATACCTGCACCCTGAAAAGGATCACCGTTTAGTTACGGTTAATTACTTGTGCCGCCTTAATGATGATCTTGAAATGACTCATCACGCCAAAGTAGATACATCTGAATTAGATGTTGCACCTATTTGGGAGTTTGTGGGTGAAGAAGATTGCCGCGTAGTGCAGTGGCTAGATGACTATTACCTGGTGGGCGTTCGCCGTGACACCACAACCAACGGTGTAGGCCGCATGGAGTACAGCCGTATTGAGATTGACTGGGATAACTGGGCAGTTAAAGAGGTTAGGCGTGTGCGTATCAAAGCCCCTGCTCCTGATACTTCTTACTGTGAGAAGAATTGGATACCTGTCCTTGATAAGCCTTACCACTTCATCAAATGGACAATGCCAACAGAATTAGTTTATGCCAATCCAATCAGCGGGGAATGTGAACAGGTATTTGTTAAGCCAACAGCCGTACCGCCTAAAGATCAGCGTGGATCTAGCCAGGTCATACGGTGGGGCAGTATGTACATCTCTATCACTCATGAGGTAGATCTATTTAAGAATTACCTCAAGCAGAAAGATGCCATTTACCGTCACCGCCTGGTTGTGTGGGATCAAGAACTAAATGTTGTGGGGCTAAGTAAGGAATTCTCATTCTTAGATGCTCGCATTGAATTTTGCGTAGGCGCGGCGGTTCACAAAGGTAACCTTTTGGTGTCTTTTGGTTTCCAGGATAACGCCGCATTTGTTTTGCAAGTACCTGGGGCAGTAGTAGAAGATTTAATTATGGAGGCACTAGCGTATGAAAATTGAGCAGTTAGTTGTAGAACTATCTAAAGATCCATTTAATCCAACGCTTAATTTTGATGTGGCAGTGGAATACGAGAAGCAAAACCAAACAGCCTCAGCCGTTTCTTTCTATTTGCGCACCGCAGAATACGGCCATGAGTCACACCCCACCCTGGTTTATGCCTCACTTCTTAAAGTTGCCCATTGTTTTGATGATCAAAATGACCGCCAGGCCACTGTAAGTAACTGTTTATTGCAGGCTGTTGCTTACTTGCCATACCGCCCTGAAGGTTATTTCCTCCTGGCGCAATTCCATGAGCGTTTAGGGCAATGGCAAGAGTGTTACACCTGGGCAAACATTGGATTGCACAACCATCTCCATTCACCGCTTCCTGTCCATGTCGGCTATGAAGGCAGTTATGTGTTGCTGTTTGAAAAGGCAGTAAGCGCCTGGTGGATAGGCCGCAAAGATGAAAGTCTTGAGTTGTTGCACAAGTTAGATGCCATGAAACTGACCCCTGATTATGAGTTTGCAGTTAAAAGCAATTTAGGAAGGCTTACCCATGTTGCTCTTTGATGTTGGCGCTAACCGCGGTGATGCAGTCATTGCAGGGCTTAACCAGGGATACCGCGTAATAGCCTTAGAAGCCGCTCCACGCGTGTTTTCAGAGTTGGTTGGTAACTTTATCTACAACCCCAATGTTGTGCCTCTTAGAATGCC